TTTCTCTGGTACAACACCATAAATATAGCTTGACGGATATTGAAAATATGATGCCTTGGGAACGTGAAGTGTATGTTAACATGCTTGCACAACACCTACAAAAGGAACGAGACCGTATCGCTGAAGAAAACCGACGCTAATGAAAGAAGGAGCAATCGCTAATTTTCTAAAAAATTCCATGCAAGAATTGTTTGCAGGGATTCGTGGTGCTGTTGCAGCACCTAGTGATTACGTTCCTGCTATCGTGCCACTTCCTGCTCGTGATGCAAATACACAGTTTGCAAGTGGGACAGATACATATCCAAAAGAAGATAAGATAAAGAAGAAGGAGACAAAAGAGACTGTAGTAGAAGAGAAAACTATAGAGAAAGTAATACCAGAAGTAGCACAGCAGAAAAGTTTACCATATAAAGTAGAAGTAGAATTAGCAGAGGGTGGTTTAGTAAAACGCCCAACTATTGCAAAGGTTGGTGAGAAAGAACCTGAGATAGTAACTCCTGTCAAAAATTATGGAGAAGCAGTAGAAGAGATATACAAAGAGGGTGCATCAGTTCTTATTAGTTCCTCTATCGGATTCTTAAAACAGTTGCCCGCATCTCCTGCCAGAGGCGGTGTCATGGCAGAGGCAAATAAGTTAAAAGCAATATTTGGTATATCAGACACAGCAAAACCCGCTAAAAAGATTGGATTGAAATCAACCTTACAATGGTGGGGTGCACAGAAGATGGCGGGTGCTGCACCAATGTCACCTAAAGAGGAGAAGAAGGCACAACAAGATCCAACAAAAGGATCAAACAATCCACTTAATTTCTTAAAAAAATTAGGCAAACTTAAAAATCTTAAACTAGGTAAGAGACTAAAGTTCCTAAAGAAAACTAAGGTAGGAAAGAAAATTAGAAACGTTCTTGCTGTTGGTAAGAAAGGAATGAAGGGTGTCAGTAAGGTTGCTAAGTCTGGTACAAAATTAGTCAAGGGTGCAAGCAAAGCAGGAAAGGCATTACTAAAGAAAGGTGCTAAGAAAGTCGCAGCAAAAGTTGGTGGTAAAGCAATAGCAAAGGTAGGTGCAAAGGCATTGGGTAAAGGACTGTTGAAGAAGATACCATTCGTCGGTCTAGGTGCAGGACTATTGTTTGCAGGACAACGATTGATGTCAGGTGACTTTAAAGGTGCAATGCTAGAAGCAGCATCTGGTATTGCAGGTACAATACCTGGCGTCGGAACTGCTATATCTGTAGGTCTAGATGCTACACTTGCTGCTAAAGACATGGGCGTGTTGCCAGGTCAGAAAGAGGCAGAGCAGCAACAAAGTGGTGTACAAGCACCTGATCCTACTAAGGACATGTATGGCAGACCTATTATATTGAACCCATCTACTGAGAAAGCATGGAACAAAGCAGTCAACGCTGCTGCTAAAGATGGTATCAACCTACCTATGAGTGTAACATCATCATATAGAAGTCCAGAACAACAACAAGCATTGATAGACGCAGCTGAAGCGGGTGATGAGAACGCCATAAATCCTGCACCTGTAGGACAGTCACCACATGGACAAGGTTGGGCAATAGATATTGACTACTACTCCAAAGCAAATGAGTGGATGCGAGAGAAAGGTAAGAAGTATGGTTTCCAATGGCAGGGTGAGAAAGACCCAGTGCACTTTGATCTCTATAATAATGAACCTAATGATAAATGGTTACAACCTGGCAAAAATAAATGGATACCTAATCTTGATGACCCAGTAGGAAAACCATCTGCATCAAGTGATGGTGGTGCACCGCAGGGTGGTGGTGGAGATATAAGTCCACCAGACATGAAAGGATCTGCACAAGAAACATTAAATGAAACACCAGTAACACAAGGAGGTGTGGATGGTACAGGTGAAGGTAAGATCGCCCCTACTGTTGTTCCTGTTCCTACTACAAAAATAGTCTATCTCCCTGCACCAGTAAATAACACAGAGGAGAAGACACTCAAAAACATAATCATAGACCCACATGGAAAAGGTAGTGGACTACAAATGGATACAATTACGATTAGTTAAATGAAAGCATTACCCGCAGCTATGTCGAATCAAGGTAGTGGACTTGCAAAGTTCATTGCAGATCCTGCTGCGATACAAAAAGCAATGGATATCCCTGCGTCTCAGCAAACTATTGATGTCACTGCTACGGACGTAACGCCTAAACCTACGATAAAACCAAAGGTAGAACCAAAACAAAACCTCGTACCAGATCCAGTAGCAGCGATGGGTGTAGATCCTAAGACTGGAGAATATTTGTCGAAGGAAGATAGAATAAAATTATTTAAAGAACGTAGAGAAAAGAGGGCAGCAGGAATAGATCCTGACATACCAGAGGCAGGAGAGATAGACAAGGTAGATGAACTACAAGATGTAAATGCAGATGGTGAGAAAATTAAAGAGAAGGTGAAAGAAACTCTGGAAGAAGAGTTTGAAATAGATCCTAAAATGAAGAAGGCATTCATGGATGCCCTAGCACTTCCTGCCAAGTCTGCTGCTGTTGCAATTACAGATCTATTAGAGAAGATTCCTGCACCAAGTAAGGAAGCATCTAAGATACTGAATAGAAATATAAGTCAAATATCTAATGCATTTAAGTTGGGTGCTGCTAGTTCTGAGGTTGCTAATGATGAGGAAGATAATGATGTTAAAGATGATGATAAAGAAAAAGATCCATTAGGAGTTCTTGCTGTCAAAGCAATGAACTTCATCAAAGGTAAGATGAGTGGTGGTGGAGACTCAGAAGGAGGTGAAGAATCAGCGGGTGCAATATCAGGTTCATCACCACAGCAGAAATTGTTGACAGGTGCAGCTGGAGATCCATCATACGGAAGACGTGCACCATTTACAGGAACTGCTGATGGTATAGGTATGGGTGATGGTACTGCAGGAAGTAGAGCAATGCAACCCATCAAGAAACGTAAGTCACTTGCATCTAAATTATTTGGTATGACACCACTAGGTATGGGTGTCAATGTTGGTATGAAAGCATTTGGTGGTGCAAAGAAATTCTTGAAATCAGAAACCTTCAATAAGATGAAGGGCATAGCTGGCAAGGCATTCCAATTCACACCGATGGGAATACTTGCAAAATCAATATCTAAAAAGACTGGAATATTTAAAAATATTTTCAAACCAAAAGATAATCCAGAGCAAAGTCTAACAGAACTTACTGATAAGACCATCAAAGAGAATAGAGAACGTGCTGATGAAAAAACACGGAAACAAATTGCTACTGCTGCAGGAACTGGTGGTGTTATTGATACCAGTGGTGAAGGAGACAACTACCAACAAGAAGGTGGTGCACTTGCTCAACCTAACATCATAGAATCTCCTTATCTTGATGTGTATAATACAACTTCGCAATTCTAATGTCAGTCAACACACAGTCTAACTTTCAATTACAACAATTCCTGATAGCGGAGTATCCTCCCGTAGGTATCAATCAGGTATTGTATATCAAATACACTGAGGATATTAGAGCTGCTACCTCACATATGGAGGTGCAAATTACTGACAGTGAGACAGGTTTCTTATCTCAACTTAGAGGTATGGAAAATGTTTATATAAAGATGAGTGATGCTAATGGTGACACTGAACTTGGTGGTAATTTTGTAATATATGATATACAAGACAGACGAACAATACAGGGAAAATCTGCTGCTGTGCTTATGTTATGTACAATAGATTTTATAAACAACGCTGCAAATAAAATATCACGTAGATTTGGTAAGGGACAGGGTAAAAAAATAGATGATATAGTTAGAGATGAGATATTGATAGATCTTGTGGGTGTAGAAGAAACTAGAGTTCCTCTAGTAAATTTTGAACCATGTATAAACAATTTCTCATTTGTTTCACCATATTGGAATCCATTTACTGCGATAAGATGGTTATGCTCAAGAGCAATACCAGCTAGAAAAGGTAGTGGTTCCTCTTCTACTGCAGGATATGCATTCTTTGAGACAAGAAGTGGATATAACTTTAGATCCTATGATTCATTTGCATATCAGGCACCTGTTGTTACCATGGTAGTAGGACATGAAAAGGGAGAATTAGAGGACGAAAAGGAT